GAGGGACGGAACGGCGAGGCTGGTGGTGAAACCGAACGAAGCATTGCCGATTCGTCCCAATCCGAGTGTCTCGATACGGCCGGCGATGTAGGACATGAAACCAAGAACCGGTTTGCCGGTCCGTATCGAGAACGTTACGACGAAGCGAAGAAACTCGCTGCCGAGAAGCACCCGGAATGGCTCGAATGCGGCAAGTGTGATGGTTCCGGGAAACAGATGAAAATGCACCCACAAGGAAAGAAGTGCAAGAATTGCAAGGGCACAGGAATCGTGTGGATGCACTGCCACCGGCATGCGATGTTGTTGGCAACGAAGCTGTTGTTGAAGCGACTATGGATCGAGTGGAACCAGTAAGCCGGCGAGCTTCGATCTGAAACCGATGCATGCCGTGCCGAGCTTGCTGGTTCTGCCGTTTAAGGAACGACCAATGCCCCGCAAGAAACAACCTAAACCAGCCCCCACAACCGTCAAGTTTTTATTGACGGTTCCAACATGGCGACGCATCCGCTGGGCTTGCGGAAAGGAAGGGCTGTACTTAACGGCAAAATCAATTCAGAAATATGTGAGCGGCTCACTCCCAACCGATAAAGTAGAGGATGTTCCGGTTGATCTACTGTCAAAACTGGCCCGGGCGTGTGCAAACTACGGCATCGGTGTTGGCCACGGCTTCGCGGTTGCGGCGAGTAGCCATGCTAAAGAATCGAAGCCGTCTAAGCCGGTGGATATTGGAGTGATGAAAGAGGCGGTAGAGAACGCTGAGACAGAGGATGATTGAGGGGCATATCGTTCATGTTTGAGGTATTCAAATGGCTGATAGTTGGACTTTCCCTGTTCGGAGTTGTTCTCAACATCCGCAAGAGGCGGGAGTGTTTTTATATTTGGGGGTTCACAAATCTGGCTTGGACGGGTGTTGATATTTACTACGGCGTGTGGTCTCAGGCGTTCTTGCAAGCTGTTTATTTTGGTTTAGCAATCTGGGGAGTAGTAGCATGGCGAAGGGATACGCGGAGTTCTTAGAAAAAAAATCACAGGCTGTTTTGATGGATGGGTTTGACCCGGTGTGGATGCCTGATTTTCTATTCGACTTTCAGGTCCATCTTGTGGAATGGGCGATAAGAAAAGGTCGGGCGGCAATCTTCGCCGACTGCGGATTAGGAAAAACTCCGCAATTGCTCGTATGGGCGGAGAACATCGTTCGGCACACTAATGGCAACATCCTGATTTTCGCACCACTCGCAGTGTCTCAGCAGATCGTGAGAGAGGGTGCGAAGTTCGGCGTCGAGGTGATAAGATCCGACGACGGGCAACCGGCCGGGAAGATCACAGTCACCAACTATGAGCGTATTGAGAAGTTTGACCCCGATGATTATGTTGGTGTCGTGTGTGATGAGGCGTCGATTATTAAGCACTGGACCGGGAAGACTCAAAAACGAGTCACGCGGTTTATGTCAAAGCTCCAATATCGGTTGCTGACTACGGCAACGCCTGCTCCAAATGACTTTGTCGAGATGGGGACGGCTGGAGAAGCGTTGGGATCGATCACCTATTCACAGATGCTGGAGACTTTCTTTCGGCAGATCAGCGACGACGAGAAAAGGCGGCGTGCAACCCCTGATGACATCATCCAAAGTAAGCGACTCTCGTGGCGGGTGTTGCAGAGTTTTGGGCAGTGGTCACTGAAGGCGCATGCAAACGAGCCGTTTTGGAAATGGGTATCTTCATGGGCGAGAGCATGCCGCAAGCCATCAGACCTTGGGCCGTACGATGACACTAAATTTATTCTCCCGCCGCTGAATCGCCAAGATCATATCGTTATTCCACGAACTCCGCCGCCCGGCCGCCTCTTCACGGTTCCGGCGTTCGGACTAAACCAAGAGCGTGCGGAGCGACGGCGAACACTGGACGAACGGAGTGAACTGGCCTGCGATCTCGTGAAGGATTCTGAGAGGGCTATTGTGTGGTGTCACCTGAATCCAGAGGGAGACCGGTTGGAAAGGGACATCCCCGGAGCCGTACAGGTCAAAGGCTCGCAGAGTCTTGAGCAAAAAGAGGAATTGATAATGTCATTCTTGAACTGTGAGTCCCGTGTGTTGGTGACAAAAGCGAAAATTGCCGGGCTGGGACTCAATATGCAACACTGCAACCACGTCGTCACGTTCGTTGATCACAGCTATGAAAAATTCTACCAGACCATTCGGCGTTGTTGGAGATTCGGGCAGAAGAAACCGGTACGGCTCGATGTCATTGCGACGGAAGGCGAGATAAATGTGAAGAAGAATATGGACCGCAAGCAACGGCTATCGACTGAAATGTTTGATTCTGTCATCGCGTTTATGAATGACTCACAGTCGGTAAACGGCACACGAAACCTTATCACAACGGAGACTCCGACATGGCTGTAGTTGAACAGTTGATAACAGATGATTTCGCACTTTACAACGGTGATGCATGCGAGGTGATGCCAACCCTGCCAGATGAATCGGTTCATTTTTCGGTCTACTCTCCACCGTTCGGCGGAATGCTTTACCAGTATTCATCCGACCCGGCAGACCTTTCTAACTGCAAGGATTATGACGAGTTTTTTGAGCATTATGGATTCGTTGTCCGTGACATTCATCGATTGACGATGCCGGGCCGGATGACTGCCGTGCATTGTACTGACATCTTCAAACCGTCTGGCGGTAGTCACACAATCATTGATTTTCCGGGAGATGTTATTCGCAGTCATGAAAGCAATGGCTGGAAATATGTGGCGAGAATACACATATGGAAAGAACCGCTGACGGTGAGAAACCGCACGATGATTAGTTCGCTGCATCACAAAACACTCTGTGAAGATTCGACAATGACTAGTATTGCCAACGCCGACTATCTGATTGTATTTAGGCGTTCTGGAAACAACCCGGTTCCCGTCGCACATAAAGAGGGTCTGATTAGCTATGCGGGGTCCGAGGAAATTCCGGGAGAGCTATTGAAGTGGAAGGGATACAAAGGGCATCAGACTAAGAACGAATACTCACAGTGGATCTGGCGTCGGTATGCATCGTCGAATTGGAATGATGTTAGGGTTGATCGCACGCTCGGCAAAGGTGCTAGTCTCTACAGCAACAATAGGGCAGATAAGGATGAGCCTGATGAGAAGCACATGCATCCGTTGCAACTCGATGTAATCGAGCGGGCCGTTGTGATGTGGTCGAATCCCGGTGAGACAGTGCTTACGCCTTTCATGGGTGTCGGTTCAGAAGTCTGCGGAGCAATCATCAATGAAAGACGCGGTATCGGTATCGAGTTGAAGGAATCCTATTATCAGCAAGCAAAAAAAAACGTAGCGTCTGCTTTGTCTAATGCTGATCAAGAGCGGCGAGAGCGGTTCAACGGAGTGATTTGAACGACAATCCTTGACGACGATTGGGCGTGTGGGTAGGGTGGTGAGTAGAGAGAATCGTGATGAATGAATCAAACGAAAATCCCGTTCAGTGGCAGTTGAATCAGCGAAAGCGGTTCTCTCTAGGCTGTCACTGAGCGGGATTTTCTTTTGCGCCGAAGGAAACGGAGTTCTGAACATGGCTGGAGATTGGATCAAGATCCAAAATGTAACTCCAGATAAGCCGGAGGTCTTTCACGTTGCTGAAGATCTCGGAATCGACCCGGATGCCGTCGTTGGGAAGCTGGTCCGGATCTGGATTTGGGCAGACCAACAGACCTACGACGGTAACGCTCGCAGCGTTACATTAGCGTTACTAGATCGCGTTGCTGGCGTTACAGGTTTTGCGAAAGCAATGCAAGACTGCGGCTGGTTAGTCCCGGCTGGCGACGGAAAGCGTGGTTTTATCTTCCCACACTTCGAACGCCATAACGGTAAGTCCGCAAAGCGTAGGGCACTTACATCGATTCGAGTTCAGGTATCCCGTAACGCTCACAGCGTTACATCAGCGTTACCAGAGAAGAGAAGAGAAGAGAAGAGAAGAGTAAGTAAGACCCCCCTACCCCCCAATTATGAATTACCACCTGAACTCGACACCGTTGAATTCGGGAACGCATGGGCGGAATGGGAACAACATCGCCGTGAGATCAAAAAGAAGCTGACACCAATGGCAGCGAAACGGCAGATAAATTCACTCGCGAAAATGGGGTTCAGCCAGGCAATTGCCGCAATCCACTTTTCCATCGAAAAAGGGTATACCGGGATTTTCGAAGCGAAAAGCAAGGGTAAAAACAAACTGGACCAGGAAGAGGAAGTCAATAAATTTTTGGGGAATGAAAATGTTGACAAAACATGAACTAGTTTATGCTCTCTATGTGCTATTCACCGGAACCGGAAAAACCATAATCGCGAAAGAACTGGATGTATGGTATGAATGCCTCAAGGATCTACCACTTGCAGCTTTGCAATTTGCAATCACGCGGTATCTCTGCGAGGGCGACGACTGGCCGTCCATCGCGAAGATCAGAAAGCTGGCCGGTGCTGCGATGCACGGCGAGTGTCTGTCATTTGGCGAGTCGTTCGATGCCATGCTTTCGGCGATCCGGAAGCACGGCTTCTACAATGAACAGGAAGCACGGGCGAAGCTGGACGGGCTGACGTGGCGAACAGTCCAATGTCTCGGCGGCTGGGAAGCGGTCTGTGATTCGCCAACCGATCAACGAAGTACACTGCGAGCACAATTCAGAATGGTGTACGAGGGTCTTCGGGAACGCGAGGAGAGCCATCGGGCGTTGCCGGAATCTGTTCGTCCGAGAATCGAGAATCCACATCAAGGAAAAGTCGGAGGAGTATCAGAAGCAGCGTTGCGTCTGTCTAAGTCAATGACAAGGTAATGATAATGATAACCATCATCGTGCCGGCGGTCCCGGTCTGACTGAAGAAATGCCACGAGGAGTAGGATGATAATTCTCGCGATAGATCCCGGCCCAACGGAATCAGCGTGGCTGACTTACGGTCACGGAATGTCGTTTGAAAAAGTAGACAACGAAACGCTTCTCATGAAAATTCAGCTTTGGTCCAGTTGCTACACGCCGCATCACCTTGCAATCGAGATGGTTGCTTCATACGGGATGCCAGTCGGTGCGGAAGTGTTTGAGACGGTGTTTTGGACTGGTCGATTTGTGCAGGCCTGGGGTCGCGACTGGTCCAAGGTATTTCGCAAGGATGTAAAGATGCACCTTTGCCAGTCGATGCGTGCGAAGGACTCAAACATACGCCAGGCGATCATTGATCGCTTTCCAGCAACAGGGGGCGGCAAGACTCCGCAGATAGGGACGAAGAATTGCAAAGGTCCATTGTACGGGATAAAAGCGGATATCTGGTCCGCGTTGGCCGTGGCGATAACTTTTTCAGAACGACAGGAGACCGACGATGCAGAAAAAAAAGTTTAAGAATTTGACCAAACCTCGGCAGCGGGTTGCGATCGCTATGGACGTGATCGAACAGATTCACACGAAACGAATCAAAGTCAAATCATCGATTTATTTGGAAACCAAGCGCGGCGGGTGGGCATATCTCCCCGTGAAGATTTGCCAAGCGTGTGCGCTGGGCGCATTGTTTTTCGCAAAATACAGATTGGCAAATGGACCTTGGCCGGGTGTCATGAATCAGCGTGATCTGCAGAGCTCGCTGAGTGAGTATTTCACGAGCAAGGAACTGGATAGGATCGAGTATGCTTTTGAGAACAGTTGGCGGTGGACGCGCTGGCTCGAAAATGACGAGGATAGATTGATCGCAATCATGCAGAACATCATCGATCATGATGGCACGCTTGAGTCGTCGGTTGAGTATGTGATGGTTATCATTATCATTACCTTGTCATTGACTTAGACAGACGCAACGCTGCTTCTGATACTCCTCCGACTTTTCCTTGATGTGGATTCTCGATTCTCGGACGAAC